AATATTATACGGATGGCCGCTTTCCCAATTCGAATTTTGAATTTCTATGAGGATTTACGAGAATGCCATTTGGTGACAACTATATATTGTACACCAGTCACCAATTCATTCCACAGAGTTGATTGTCACCGATACAAAACGACGCGCAATATGCCTCCTCCGCGTCGTTTTAGGTTATCTGCTAAAAATTATTTCCTCACTTATCCACAGTGCTCTCTCACCAAAGAGGAGGCACTTTCCCAACTACAAAACCTAAACACCCCCACAAATAAAAAATACATCAAGATCTGCAGAGAACTTCACGAAGATGGGAGCCCTCATCTCCACGTGCTTATCCAGTTCGAGGGAAAATACGTCTGCACGAATAACAGATTCTTCGACCTGGTATCCCCAACCAGGTCAGCACATTTCCATCCGAACATACAGGGAGCTAAATCCAGCTCCGACGTCAAGTCCTACATCGATAAGGACGGAGACACCCTCGAGTGGGGCGAGTTTCAGATCGACGGACGATCTGCAAGAGGGGGCCAACAATCAGCCAATGACGCTTACGCCGCAGCACTTAACACAGGCAGTAAGTCAGAGGCTCTTAATATAATTAGGGAATTAGCTCCCAAAGATTATGTTTTACAGTTTCATAATTTAAATGCTAATTTAGATAGGATTTTTGCACCTCCTATAGAGGTTTTTGTTTGTCCATTTCTTTCTTCTTCTTTCGACCAAGTTCCAGAAGAACTTGAATGCTGGGTGTCAGAGAACGTGAGGGATGCCGCTGCGCGGCCTTGGCGACCGATCAGTATAGTCATAGAGGGTGAGAGTAGAACCGGGAAGACGATGTGGGCACGATCTCTAGGCCCACACAACTATCTGTGTGGACATCTGGACCTAAGCCCAAAGGTCTACAGCAATGATGCGTGGTACAACGTAATCGATGACGTCGACCCCCACTACCTGAAACATTTCAAGGAATTCATGGGGGCCCAAAGGGACTGGCAAAGCAACACGAAGTACGGGAAACCAATTCAAATTAAAGGAGGTATCCCGACAATCTTCCTTTGCAATCCAGGACCAACTTCATCGTATAAAGAGTACTTGGACGAGGAAAAGAATTCAGCAATCAGAGACTGGGCATTAAAGAATGCAGAATTCTTCACCCTCACGGAGCCATTGTACTCAAGTACCCATCAAAGTCCAACACCGGACAGCGAAGAAGAGGCCCATTCGGAGGCGTCGCGTTGATCTTCCCTGCGGTTGCTCTTATTATTTTGGACTCAATTGCGCAAGTCATGGATTTTCGCACAGGGGAACCCATCACTGCAACTCAGGCAGAGAATGGCGCCTATATCTGGACGGTCAACAATCCCCTATATTTCAAGATCACCCAGCACGACGAGAGGCCGTTTTCGACGAAACACGACGTAATAACAGTCCAAGTCCAGTTCAACTACAACCTGCGGAAAGCGTTGGGGATACACCAGTGTTTTCTGATCTGCCAAATCTGGACTCGTTTACGTCCTCAGACTTGGCGTTTCTTAAGAGTATTTAAGTATCAATGCATGAAGTATTTGAACAATTTAGGAGTAATTAGCATTAACAATGTAATTAGGGCAATGAATCATGTACTGTACGATAAACTCGAGGGCACAATTGAGGCTCATTTTTCATATATAATAAAATTCAATCTTTATTAATTCTGAACAGAATCATAGAAGTAGATCCTGATTTTCAACGTAGCATACACTGGATTACTAGCATGAGTACATGCCATATACAATAACAACGCATTCTCAGTATGGTTATCATACTTCGCTGCCTCCTGATGATTATAGGTTACATGATTGTTAATTTTCATAAACTTCCTAACAAGGGCTTGCTCCTTACACGCGTGCTCTCCACCAGTGACCGTTGCCTGAAATCGACGCAATACCTGGAAACGATCCCTATTATCGTTCTTCACAGTTGCCGTACTAGGCTCATTATCATACATATTAAACACCTGACCGAAATCCTGAGGAGTCCCAAACGGTCTCCGATCACGAACTAAAAAAAACATAACAGTGTTAGTGTGATTTTTCTTCTTGATGTTTTCATCCATCCAGACCTTACCCAACACGTACACGGACTTAACACAAAACCTCTTACCAACTCGATGGGTCAACCCATTACCACGCGTGACATCAGACACACACAATACCTTACCTACATGGGCTATATCATGACGGGCTTCATACGACTGGACCTTACACGGGCCTTCACATCCACGAGGAACATCAGGGCTTCTGTACATCCTGTACATTCTGGGTTTGCGATTCATGGGCCTGTAAGTCCACGATCGCTTTCGATTTGTGACGAGGACAGTGGGGGCAGCAGCACGGCTCATGCCTGGGCTGTCGAAGTTCAGCCGTCGACGTACCTTGGATGCGGGCGTTGAAATGACTATATCGGCGGGTCGCTTCGACATAGTCACGAGCTCGTATGACGGATATCAAGTCTCTGACAAGATCGTAACCCACCGTATCCGGCGCGTACGTCTGCTCCAATAGATGACAGTATTTCACCGCAAGCATACACCGTAGACCGTGAACGGTTTCTGGAAACTCGTTCAACAGTGGATCCCACATTTTATTTCCTTCATAACTTAGTCCCTAAGTATTTATAGCGGGTTTTTTTTAAACTAGCTTTGAGGGAGCGTTTTGATTGGAAGACAAAAGCGCGTGCGGGGACCACCCTAAAAAATCGCGCGGCCATCCGGT